GGTCGCATAACAGGCGTGAAAAGTGTTACTTCGGTTGATCGGTTTATTAGCCGGGCGATCGATGAGTTTTCTAGAATCCTGTTGGGCACTGCTGGTGTGAAGAAACAGTCTCTAATACCCTACGGGTATGAAGAGGTGTATGCCAGACAGGACCGCCCGACGCAACGACGGATTTTGCAGCAGGCAGAATTTGTCGAGGGCAAGAATGTGGGTAAGAATTTTATGAAGCGAGAAGCATATGGAAAGTGTTCTGACCCCCGCATTATTACCACTATTGAAGGATCACGGAAATACCGATATTCCACTTTCATGTATGCATTCACTGATGAGGTCATTAAGTGCCAGCCATGGTATGCGTTTGGCAAGACCCCGTTGGATGTAGCATGTAGAGTTGGATCTGTCTGCTCATCAGCAAAGCAGATTAGTAACACCGATTTCTCCAGGTTTGATGGGACCATTAGTGAGGTGGCTAGAGCGTTGGAAAAGCGTTGTATTCTTGCAGCTTTCCGACCGGAATATACGGATGAGCTGCTTACATTGCTAAGGGACCAATGCGGTGTGGACTGCTATATCAGTGTGAACGACGAATCTGTACACTACAATTCCGGCCTAGCCAGGTTATCTGGCTCGCCGGAAACTAGCACGTTCAATTCGCTGGTTAATGCATTCACCGCTTTCCTGGCCTGGAGGATGACTAAGCTTCCCACTGGCGGATACGTCAGTGCAGCTGAAGCTTATACCCGCCTGGGCATGTATGGTGGAGATGATGGTATAACGCCTGATCTCCAACCATCCGTGTATGTGCGAGCTGCGACAAAGCTTGGCCTGAAGTTAGATATTGAGCCGATCCCAAGGGGGTCGAGGGGCGTCAAATTTCTGAACCGGATATATGGACCCGAAGTCTGGTTTGGAGACGTCACGAGCATGAGTGATCCACTGCGTGCGCTATCCAAATTCCACTTGTGTGTGAATATGGACACGCGCACTACTGATCTCACAAAGTTATGTGAGAAGGCTTATGCTTATTACTTGAGCGACCGGTCTACACCGGTGCTCGGAGAGTTCGTTAGTTCAGTGGTGCGAATTCTCCCACACCAATATCGCTTTAGGAACCTCCATGGGATCTGGAACGCTCAGTATGAAGAGCTCGTCCAGTACCCCAATGGAGTGATCGATGGTGAAAATGTT